GAATCGCTCCCACTCGCTCGGCTTGTGGAAGACAATCACGTCATCGCTCACAGCTTGGCGGGTGCGTCCAGTTCTCGTACTGCCAGTCACTAATCCGACCATCCTTGCACATGGCATCAGTCCAGTTGTTCCAAGCCTCGGAGCGCGCGCACTCGTCGAATCCGCCATCCTGCTCGTGAAGCTGAATCACGACGGGCAGAACGTAGTTGTCGAATTGTTCGATGGCCTCGTCGCGGGTCATCACAGTGTCAAGGTTGTTCGCCATGTTGTCCTTCTCCTCTGCTGGGGACGTGATAAACATAGGGACAGGTTGAGGGGAGTAAACCCTTAATCGGTCATTTCGAGAAGTTTTTCTTGGATTGCTTCCAACTCCTCGTAAGGACAGTAGTTTTCACCACCGAGTTGATTCAGGATGTCATCAATCTCATTACAAATCTTCGCGAGCTTGATTTTAACGCTGCGCGCCTGCGTGTGGAACGACTGAGCCGTCTTGTAAGTGTTTCCAAGCATTTTAGAATTGAACCTCTACCGAGTCGGGGGTTGCGTAGCTGTTACATGCGCCGACGAAGCGGCTAATGTCGAAGCGCGGGTTCTCGCCCTTGAGTTTCAGAGCGAAGTCCATCGCCACCGCGTGGCGTACATTCGGGTCGTCGATGTTCTTGACGACGTTGGCAATCATTTGAAAGTGTTTGCGGGTCATGTCCTTCTCCTCTGCTGGGGACAGTAGAACTATAGGAACGCCATCAGGTAGAGTAAACCCACCATCATGGAAAAAAACCAGATTCCTTCTAACACCTCGGTTTTATTCACTTTTTGCTCACAAGTTTCACGCCTCGGACTCCGCTGCTGCCTTCCTTGCCATCGGGGTAGACAAACCGGATGTCTGGCGGGTTGACATAAGTCACCACCGCTGGCTTGCCGGGGTGATATCCGTAGTTAATCATCACAAGGTCGCCCACCTTGGGCATGTCGATGTCTGCGTAACGTCGAGCATCACGGGCGCGTTTGACTTGAGCGCGCATATGCACGGGCACGTCGTTCAGGTCGCCGTAGAGGCCTGCTGCTTCAAATAGGCTCATGTATCTACCTTAAAGCTCAATCACGACGACGTGGGAGTCCTCGCGCTCGGTTCGGTCCTCGTCTTCGACGATAAAGGACTGCTCATAATCAGGATAAGGATTCTCATCGCTTCGATTATCCCGCTCGCGTCGTTGGGGCGGTGCAGGGGCATGAAGCTGAAGATATGCGTAATTCATTGTGTCGTCTCCTCACAATCAAGATAAGAACCCTCGCACGCGAGTAAACACATGCGAGAAAAAAACTTGTAACTACTTGGGATTAATGAGGTTATCCCAGAGATACACGATAGCCGCTAGGCCGACAATAAAATGAAACATGACGTAACTCCTTGTAATCATTCATCAATCGCGATAACTCGCTCAGTGGTTTGGAAGTAAGGACGCTGCGCGTGTCGCTCCGTGGTCATCCACATGCGTTGACACTTGCTGGCCTTCGGCTTCGGGGCCTCCATGTCCGTCAGGATGATGTGACCATCGAACTTGCCACTATTGACATACTCGGTGGGTGCATTGAAGCACGTGCCACCGTACATGTAGCGCTTCTGCGGGTGCGTCTGTCCCTTCTTCCACTCGAAGACCTTATCTTCAGCTACGCGGGTGTCGAACGGGATGACCGTAAACGTAGCAATATCAGCCAGTTTGTTCAGTTCTCCGTAAAATGCCGCCAGCATAGAATCGGACACTGAACCAGACTGGTCGATGCTCACCGCGATGTTGGCAGTGCGGTTGACCTTGCGACCGGGGTGGACGTAGGCATAGCGACGGTTAAGCCTCTTGGGAGTGCTACGCTTGCTAGCACGCTGTGAGGTCTTGACGAAGTACCGGAGCACCTTGCGCCAATCAACCTTAGACGTGATGCGCTCCATGATTTCCTTGCGACACGAGCCCGAAACTGTGCCCCAGCCCTTGCTAGAAGCCTCCTGGGCTGCGTCCTTCAGCGCCTCCTTCAGTCGCTCCTTCGCAATCTCTACCGCTTCCTGAGCGGCCTCATTGGCCTGTCCTTGCCCCCACTCTTCGTGGGAATCAAACTGACCAGCAGCGTCAGGGTCAAAGTCACCAGACCCATTTGAGCTACCGTCGCCATCATCGCCATCGCCAGAACCGCCACCGCTTCCATTCTGCTCCTGCTCCTTCATCTTCTGAATCAGCTTGTTGTAGTACCACTCGGCAGTCATGTCACCGGGCATGTCCTCGAACATCTTGCCGCCGGGGATGCACGCCATCTCAGGCAGGTTAGAGGCTCCGATGTGATAGTTAATCGAGAGGTCAGCCGCGATATTCCACAGCTTGAATTGCTGCTGCACAGCCTTCGACGGGTTGGGGTCGTGCATGGCACCAGCCAACTCATCAGGCAGGCGACCCGTCACATGCTCAAATACCAAGTGGTAGAACTCGTGAATGAGAACACCAGTGCGCTCGTTGTCAGCCAACCCCGCAAAGAACTCGGGGTTGTAGAGCATCTCGAAGTACCCATCTTCATTCACTCGCACGCCAGCGGTTGGAATGGCAGTGCTTGAGCGCTTGTCAATGCGGCGCGATAGCGCGGCGAAGAAAGGCTCGGCTTGCAGCAGCCGATAAACATGGTCGTTCAGGTTGAAGTCGGACATGGCGTCCTCCATCGGTCGTCGTCGTTGGGTACACAGTGAACATAGGCACGGAGCCTATGGGGTAAAGGAAAAAAAGCAGCGAGGGTCGTTTACTTGCATTGCGACCTTGCTATCCTGTCTTGGTTTTTTCTTACATTCCGCACACTTACAGGCAAAAAGTGCGGCTCACAAATATCGTCAGCCCATCGTCGCTGCTGGGGCTTTTTCTAGTAATTTCAGTTAGTTGGTTGTTAATTCATTTGAAACCTCCATGATTTCAAAGGGTTGAGGCATCTATGGGCCATGCCTCCCTGCGCCTTGGGGTTACTTCCCGGTCAGGATAGTGACCAGCTTGTTACCCACAGTCTCGCCGTTGTCGGCCTTCGCCTTGTGGAAGCGAGTCACGTTGTCAACATTGCCGGAGCCGAGAGCCTGCCACAGCTTCATCACAGCCTCGGAGGGCAGAGAGACGAAGTAGTTGGCAAGGTTCTTGCACTGGTCATCAGTCAACTCGCCCTGGAACGTCTCGGTAGACTCCATCTTCTCGATGAGGGCACAGTGCTCGTTGATGTTGAAATCACTGGTCTTTTCGACCTTGCCCTCGTCAAGAATCATCTCGACAGTCACCTGACGCTCGTAGTTCTTCACGAAGTCGTTGAAGGCAACCGCAGCCTCGAAACCAACAAAGCCAGTAGCAAGGTGGAAGATGGCGGGGTTGTGCTCCTCTCCGAGCATCTCAGCCGCCTCCAGGCAATCATTCAGCCGCTTCCAGCTACGACGCGAGGGATAAATCTTGTTGGGCTCGAAGTCCTCGCCATGCTCCAAGTGAGAGCGATTCTGGTTGATGAAGTCCCACACCACAGTCTCGGTGTTGTCCTTGGCCCAAGTCAGCCAGTCCTCGGTCGATGGCTCAACGTCAAAGACGGTCCATCGGTCAAGCTCGGCGGGGTCCATCTCGCCCACCTGATACTGCGAACCATGCTCGCCACCGTTGACAGCGGCGACCACAACGGTATCGGGGTCGAGGTAGTTGCCGAAAATCTTGCGGGAGTCGGTCAACTCGAAGATGCCCTGACGCACCTCGGGGATGGCGCGGTCAACTTCGTCAAGAAAGAGAAGGACCGGGCGCGAGCAGGCATCAGCCAGCCAGTCAGGCGGGCAGAAGCTAGTCACGTCACCGTCCGTGCGAGGCAGACCAACAAGGTCGCCCTCAGTCATCTGTGATGCGCGTCGTTCAACGACGGGCAGGCCCATGTCGGAGGCCACCTGATAGACAAGCTCCGACTTCCCAACTCCGTGCCGTCCACGAAGCATCAAAGGCTTGCGAACCTTCAGGACGTGGGGGGCAACAGAAACAAAAGTCTTAAAATCGATAGCCATGATAACTCCATCAGGGCCAGGGTTTTGAAATCGTCGTCGGACCTTCCGACACAATCAACATAGGCACCGGCCTATGTTAGTAAATAGTCTTATCGCTTTTTCTTGAGGTAGCGTTCCTCAGTTTCGATAGCTTCCACAGCACCGACGGGAAGAACCTTATAGATTCTCGCACCTTTCGTGGCGCTCAGGTTGTCTTGAGCCTCCAAGACGACAGCATCCTTGCCTCGATGATAGTACGCGCGGCCACGGACGCTGGTCGAGTTGCGTACCGTGACCATCGAGCCGACGGTGTAAAGCGCGCCGGTCTGGGCGTTTGCCATGGCACGCTGGACGTACTTGTTCTCGACCATCTTGCGATACAGCTTCTCGCTCGGGATGTAGTTGGAATCATTAAGGATTCTGTCTGCTGCATCACCGAAGTAAGGCGGGTTAGCCTTGTAGTAGTTGGCTGCGAACACAGTGGCCTCGCGCATCTCATCAGTGAAGTTAGCGCGCCAGTCAGCTACAGCCTTGACATGGGCTGGGTCTGTCTTCCTCTCGATGCGCTGAAAGACCTCGTGCTGTTTTGCAGTCAGTCGGCCCCACTTCTTTGCAGAGTCGAGCAGAGAGCCCATAAAATTACGCTCCCAATCAGTGAGCGAGGACGTGCCGCGAGCGGCTGCCTTTTCAATGCGAGCAACCAACTCAGGATTGTCTTGTCGTGGTGTGGGCTTTCTTCGCACTCTTCGCTGATATCCGTAGTATCCCAATGTCTTCTCCGTCGTCCTGGGTACGCCTAAACTATAGGCACCAGTCTCGTGGAGTAAACCCTAGTAGTGAATAGACCTAGAAATCCCAATAGATTCAAAGGCATAGCCTTTCTGCTCTATGTCATCGTTGTCTTCGCCTAGGCGCACAAACTTGAATAGCTCGGCATATCCATCGCCAGCATCTAACGTCAGATCCTTGAGTCCGAACTCCGATAGGTCATCGCACTCTAGAGCCTCGATGAAGCTATTGAGCATGGCAATCTCTGGATAGCTTTCATACCACTTGATAGATTCCCAGCGCATCATCCAGTTGCCTGCGCCGTCATAGTCGGTATTAAGCTCGTCACACTCCTTCGTGCATAGCAACTGTGTCGATTCACATCTCGCGAAAGCTGTTAGCAGCGCTGGCACGATTTTTGCATCGATTGCCAGGACCACATCTGAACGGTATCCCATTACCTTCTCTCCTCCCACAAGCGCCATCCGGCCTTGGTGATTGCTGCCTCGCTGCCTCTTTGTTTCTTGTGCGAAGCGTAGACCTGCGTGCCGTCTGGCATACGGATAAGATATTGTGACCCTCGGATGTGTTCGAGGACAAGGGCACCTTCAAAACCTTGTTGGGTGATGAGCGAGCCCACCAGGGCTTGACGCTCACGGGCAAACTCTGCCCTGTCTTCAGCGGATAACCGCCGTCTATTCTGTCTTCTGTCTCTTCGCCTCATGTCGCCGCTCGCTCGTGACTTGTTCGTGGGTAATATCGATAGACAACACTCCAAAAGCGTCCTAGCTCCTGGTTCATCTCGTCGCAATAGGGATATTGAACGCCAGTCTCTCGTTCTTCGGTCTGCCAATCAACGTGAACATACTCAAACGCAAAGTCCTCATCACGTAGAACAAACATTTGTTTAGCGATGGATTCATAGATAGGCTGGCCAGCATCGAACTTATCGACCACTAGATTGCCGTAGCTCAGTTCGCTCTTCTTCTTCACCGAAGTCGTCCTCCTCGTCGTTCACTGACACTGTAGGAACGACAGTAGGTACAGTAAAGGGAGTGTCATCAACACAAGCGCTAGGCGCTCTAACATCTCGAATTGACTTAGCTTTTTCATCTTTTCTTTTCCTCTGTGAGATATAAAACCACTCACTCGGCATTAGACACCAACATCAACTCCCAGCACTGGAGCACTTCAGGGTTTGGGCTGGCATGTTCGGACCACGTTCTTCGAGGGCCATCGAGCCAATGAACAACAATGTCGTATCTCTCCTGCTTTTTGCCGCCTAGAGTCTTCGCTTGATGTTCCTCTTTGACATGCTGCTTGCCAAGTACAAGACCCAGCTTCGGGGTGCGACCGGGCACGGTGTCCCATGATTGTCTAACCATCGCCCCTGATTGGAGTCGCTTGCATACTTTCATATTCATGGCGCGATGAAGTTCTCCTTGTCCTCTGAGAAGTCAGCGTTCACATCTTTGAACTCGACCTTCTTGCCTTCTGAAAGGATGCGCGCGTCCATAAGAGCGCCGTCCACTCGCTCAAGGGTGCGTTGCAGATCAATCTTGATGTGCTCAAGTTCCGCAACAATACTACTCAAACTCAAATCTGCCATCTTTGGCCTCCTTCAATCAACATAGGTACGTGTGTGGCGCGAGTAAATAACTATGCGCGTGACACGACGAAAAAATTACGTGCTGGCTTCCACTCTTCAGGGTCGTCAGCAGTGACGATGTAGGGGTTCTCCGGTCCCTCCAGGGCACGGTTTGAAACGCTCACTACCAGCTTCGCTGGCACTACGCTCGCATGATTCTGGTAAGCCTTACTTACCACCAAGTCTCCGACTTTCATTTGATTACCTCCAAATCTCCTTCAAGGTATCGACGGGTTCGTCCGTCCATAAGTTGCACTAGCCAAACCGGGGTTTTGGCCAACTGCTGTTGTTGTTCGATAAGTAGAGCCATCGTATTGGCTGGCACGCCAACAGAAGTTCTTGTAATCATTACTAGATTTCCTGCTTGCATCATTTGCATTGTGCCCTCCGCACCATTCCTAAGTTCAACATATTCACTTCTAGGACTCCATACTTTTCATTATAATCTCGCGGGGTTGGACCGCTAAACCCAATGTGCCAACACCAACTAGGGTGGGGGCGGGCACTCTGATCTTCGGGCTTGGCATACATATCGAATCGCTCCAACAGCACGCCAGGAGTGCCATCCGGCCAGATGATTAAGTCACCAGGCTTCAGGCGACACCTCACTGTACTACCTCCAAGAAGTCACCGAAGTGCGAAAGCGAGTCGCCTCGTACCATGTTAAGTCGAAAGACACCGCCCCAACCATGCACATCTTCGCGTCCACTTGATACTATGACAGCCAACTGGCCAATGAGAGCCTCCCCATCATTATCGTGTCCAGGGTCACGCGGGTCTTCACCGCGAAACCTCGGGCGGCCCGGCACGAATCGCACCAGCGTGCCAACTGAAATGTTTCTGGGAGCTTGATTCCATGTGTATTGTTCGTTCATGCCCATACCGTAGGAACGTGGTCGCGAGTAGTAAACTCTATTTTGCGTGCTTGAGGTCAGCGCGGATATGATAATGAGGCTTGGATGCGTCTTGTCCGTTCCATGCAACCATCACCGCGTTGCTATGATGCACCATACCGGCGACGGGATCAACATTCACGACCAAACCGACCATGCCAACAAACATCTTATTGCACTTCAACCTCTTGCCGTAAGCAGAAAGCGTAACAATATCACCGACTTTCATCGAGTGATGACCTCAAGCTCGGCAAGAGCCATAGGGTGGAGGCCAGATGTTCCGTGACGACGATACTCGTTCCTCGTCATGCTATCCCGTGCGGCACGTCCATCGTTCTCGGCCCCTGCGTAGTAGACCAGTGCGCTGTTTGGCGTTTCAATCCCGTTCCGCTTAATTCCATGTGTGCTGTATAGCTTGCACACGACGCCGACGCGCCCCTTGTAAAAATTCGCATCTCCCACGAACTTAACCAGATCACCTTCTTTCATACTTTCTCCCACTCATCAGACGGTGCGACAAGAATATCACCATTTATCAGCTTCACTTTCAAGCCTTCGTTGGAAGAGCCTTCGTGAAAAATCTGAAGAACAACGCCTAGCTCATGTCGATGCCAGAGCCGATCGGGCCTTACCAAGTCACCAATTTTGAATGTCTCTGTCACGCCAACAACATAGGAACTACTCGTCCTGGGTCAAGCGCCATCTGTCATCTGAACTATAACGCCACTTCACGCTACCATCATGACACTTGATCCAGATATAGTCAGGCCCCCAATCTTCCATGTGCGGGTCCGTTAGTATGACGGTAGAACTTTCGTCACCAATATACTCTGTCGCAACATTATCCATTACTCGGATGCCACCTTGGGTCATTGCGATGAGGATGTGACTCTGAAGTTCGTCGTTTGCCATACTCTCAAGTATGGGGAACATATGACTAGGGTATCCGTCAAAATGACAGTATGTGCCAATATAAGTCCCTGGCTCAGTTTCAATGTATATGTTTGATCTAGTGCCCATTATTCACAAACCAATTCTGCGGTTCGGATTAGCATCTTCAAGCTCATTGTCGTCGGATTCTTAAAATGAACCGGCTCATTAACAAATATAGTAACTCCGTTGTACTTGGTAAACTCTAAAATGATACCAGTATAACCACTTGTAAACTTTACCAAATCACCGACTTGCACTGATGACCTCCAGCATACTGTTTTGCTCCAGCGTTGGACCAGGATTCTTGCGGGCGTCGTCAGCTTCGTATGTCCACTGCACCATGCAGTGTATGCCTCGAACTTTCGTCACAAGGCCCACGCCCAGCCTGGGAATCTCTATATGCTTCACTAAGTTACCGGGTTGCACTGATGACCTCCAAGTCTTCGACAAACATCGAGTCCCAATCCCATCGGCCATTCCACTGGACCCACATGGATTCTAGCGCGCCGCCTTTCTGGAAGCAAGCAGTCGAAGGCTCCTCGACCACGATGCCAATAGCATCAGGGGGAATCTCTCCGTTGTTCCTGTGGACCTCTGGATCGTCCAGAAGCCTAACCAAATCACCGACTTTCATTTACAATCTCCAGCCACGCGGCGCTGTTCCAAGAATATCTTGGGCATCCAGGCGGCGGGCGAATCCACTCTACTTTGTATTCGCAAGTTGGCGTGCGCTTTGTTGCATCACGCTCTATCTGTACTATAAGACCCAAACCTTGTCCGTCAAGGGCATGAGTGTTATTTACTAAATCACCGACTTTCACTGATGACCTTCAACTGACTCCGATACATATCTACCTCACCGTTTGGCCACTGGACTGTGACCCGCACGGGTGGTTCAATGAGGGCAGACTCGGCGGCTACTCTGGTTACGATACCTGCGCCGCATGCTTCCCAGCCTTTTTGTACAACTAAATCACCGACTTTCATTTACAATCGTTCCGTCTTCAAAGTCGGCCTTGGTATACCAAACTCCCCTGTAGTCTCTGATATCCTCAATATCCACATGCCACATGATTCGATAAGAGTTGCCCTCGAACATAGTTGCTACATCAACAATCGTTCCTAGGCCGCCGCGCTGCCATTTCGTGTGTGCCACCCACCTCACCAAATCACCGACTTGCACTTACAATCTCCAGATCAGTAACGAATCTTCCAGTCCTCTCTCCGCTGTCGAGGTTGACAACGCCGACCGAGCCTTCAATCCCAGGCCAAACTTTGACCACTAGGACAATCGGGTTGGGGCCTGTCAGTGTCTTGGACTTAAATCTAACCAAATCACCTACTTTCATGACAAAACCTCAAGATGGGTACGGCTAAACCACCAGGGCTTGCCATGACCACCGGGGTTGACCAAGGGCTGCACAACACATTCAATGCCAATAGTCTTAACCACCAGGGCTAGCTGGCCTGCGGCTTGAGTGTTCGGGTAGCTACTATCGATGCGGACAAGGTGTCCAACTTTAGGTTTCGTCGTCTTCATGCTCATACTGTAGGAACATCTGCGCGACTGACAAGCTCCACCCACCCTTTTTCATAGGCTACCACATCAATTTCACAAGGCTCGTCATCGTCGCTCCACAAGACTTGCATTGTCTGCACTTCCTTCGCTGGAGAAATATAGCCTGGGCCTAGTATTAGGCCGACAGCGCCGCTTCCGTCTTTGAGGCGAAGCAAGTCACCGGGTCGAAGTCGAGAGTCTTGCTTCTGTACTGAGGACAATGTGAACCTCTCCTTGTTTGTCGAGCAGAACCAAGTCTTGCGTCTTTGGCTGGATACGAATCAGCTTTCCTGTTACATTTCCAGCACTTACGGTATCACCAATTTTCAAAGAGTGTCTCCTGATATTCAATATCGTTCATGGGCTGCAAGCTATACGCTGCGTATGTGCCCTGTGCTCCCGAGCTAGCTTCATCAAGCCAGAGAACCTTGTATTGTTCATCGCCCAGCGAGCTAGTCACTACACCTAATGTAGCCTCCAAAACATCGCCGTCAATCTTCATGTGAACCAAATCACCAGTAATCATCTTCCCAAATCCTTCGCCATATTGACGCTTGAGACGTACATGTACCCACCTTTGTTATAGGCAGGCGCGGTACACTTCGCCTTGAATAAAATCTCACGCTCGGCTGCTTCCTGTCCACAGTCCAAACAAACTCTGTATCCGAGCGCCAAACGACGGTCAGAATACTCTTCATCACACTCAATGCAAATAGCCATGACACCAACATAGTTACGCCAAAGGCAAAGTCAACTGCCTATTTGACTTTTTAGGCAAGTCAGCGCTTAGGAGGTGTTCAACCATGTCAACACGATGATAATGCCCATTACCACCTTGACCGATATCATGCACCCAGGCATTTCTACCGGCCTCGAAGGCTATAACCCTTGAGTTTCGAACACTTAGGGCCGACACAACTTCGGACAACTCACGCTCATAGAAGGTATACAATTTGCCGCCCTCGCAGTCGTCTTCCCAAAAATTGTCATCGAGAAAAGCGAACAAATTATCTGTAAGATCTTGTGCGGTCAGAGGCTCATCGTTAAAGCTAGTCTCGGTAAAGACATCCATGTTGCCGTTCTCGGTTTCAATCCAAAACTCTACATACCCATCAGGCAGCTTGTTGTGAGCAGGATTATCTCTCCAATGGACGTAGAAACCTTCATGTCCATAGTGTAGGAAGTCGTTACAAAAACTTTCTATGACCTTTGCAGCGATGTCGAGACTGCGAGGCTTGAAAATATAACTTGCTAGCATCATTACTCTACTACCTTAAACTCTCTTTCCCACAAAATAATTATCCGGCCGCCGCAGAGGATTCTCCATATATTATCCCCTTGTCGGTCAGATTCTAAGTATTCGAATCTTCCGATAACAACACCATGAGTGCAGTGGCCGAGCGTTTCGACTTCCTCATCGATCTCGACCAAAACTCCTGGTTTGATGTTCAATGTACCCACCCTATCCCGCCACAGTGTGTGGCTCAACCTTGTACCTTCACCATAGGGACGACAATCTATGGTGTAAAGGTAAGCGACTGTTTTTCTAGCTGTGTCGTAACAGCATCCAGCATAGCGTGGACAACTTCAAGAGTTTCTACAATATTTTCACGCTGTTCTGGTTTATTTACGCACACGCAGCGAGACTCGATTAGACCCTCGATCACCTGCTTGTGCTCCATAAGTTCTTGCAAAGTAAACACTTTTTTCTCCTCTTACCTTACATCTACGATGTTATCAGCAACCCACTTGCTTACCTGCTTCTCGTTCACAGCCTCCTCGGTAAGAAGCTGGTCCTCGCTTACCGCGACTCCTGAGAGAAGCGATGCCTCGCGATTGTTTGGCGAACGGTACCATTCAGCCTGTGGAATGTCGTCGATATTGAAGTGGCTAAGACTTACATAACAACTTCCGCTCTCGTATACTCCACCCCAAGTGTCCTTGATTGGCACAACATACTGGAAGCTCACTCCTCGATGAGTGTCGAAGTAGTCGTCCTTCGTAACCTTATGCGAAGGACGCATATTCACAAAATCCACTCCGGTCACTACGGCGAGGACTCTTTCATCTGACTTGCGAGGATGGTTAACCTGAATCAAAGCACCGGGGCCAAAACCATCAGCAATCATTCTCTGGGCTGCGCCCTTGCGAAGAGCAATCGTCTTGGCCATCTGCTCGGCTACCTTAGCTTTGCGATGCGTACAAGTACGCCTAGTGTGGCCTTCTTCACTACAGAAACCACACTTGCGATTTTGCCCGCGAGTCTCCATCTTGTGAAGCTGCTCTTTGCTACGCTTGAGATAACGCTCGGTGTTCTTCCTCTGCCAATCATCAGCAGGCGCGGTAGAATTAGCTAGCTCTTTAGTGTAGGTTTCAATATTATCTTTGAGATCTTGCTTGCGCTTGGGGCAAGCACTCTTGTTGTGGCCCTTCTCATAGCAGTAGCCACAGCGCACCGTGCGCTTATAGTTTCCATTCTCGTCAGTCATGTATGCCATTGGGTCGTCCTCCTTGGCTTTCGTCTACGCTAGTACCATAGGGACCAGCTAGCCCTGTGTAAAGGGCCTGATGTGTTTAATGTGTTGTCCTGAAATATAAAGACGTTTTCCGTTCTGTCTAACAAAGTGGTGCATCTTCACGTATTTCACAGAATCGCCGTTCAGTCCTCCATAGACCTGCTTCGGGCCAAGATAGATGAGTGCCTCCGCGCTCCAAGCGCTAGCCATCTTTGGATCGACCGGAGCGACTCGTGCGTGCTTCTTTAGAACGTAGAGGGCTAGGCGAGATGCCTCTTCAATAGGAGTCGCGCCCGTAACAAAGCCAACTCTCTCGTCGCTTGAAAGGGCATAGAGCGATCCTATTTTCAAATCAGATACTTTCATGCAACTAGCACTATCCCGTCGTACTCGGGATTAAGAATATCATCAACCAATTCGGTTGTTACGCTGGCGTCATCCATCCAGGCAACCTTAACTGCATCATGATACTTCCTGGGCCCTGTGGTGTCGAATGTGTACTTGTGCAATCCCTCGCACACAATGCCGTAAATCACGTCGCCGTCCAAGTTCGTGTATTCTATGGTGTCGCCAATCTCCATGCTCATAATATAAGTACACACATGCGCGAGTAAAAAACTATCGCAGGTGTGAGTAAAAAACTATCACTTGCCTCGCATCTCATCGATGGCATCGAAAGTTTTCTGTAAGATCTCCAAGGCGATGTTGGACTTTGATGTTTTCTTGACCATCTCTGACAACACTTCAAGTGCTTCACCGACCTCTTCCATGTTCTCTTTCATCTTGGAGATTACACTATCGAGAATCTCATAGGGCTCATCTTTAGTTTGTGCCTTCAAGACTAGAAAGTCTTGCGTATTCATTGACGTGCCGTAGTGAGCAGCAACCACATTTGATTCGGACTTGTCCTGGCTTTCTTTTAACTGCTGTTCATTATTCTCGCCTGGAGAATTAATTTTCTGTGTCTCCTGCTGTGCGCGGACTGACTTGTCCAGCGGCTGCACAACCTGAGCATCAAATTTTGGTCCAATAGGGTTCATATCTACCTGTTCATCAATATTGTCTCGTTCTTTGTAGCCTGTGAGTGGCAAGTACATCGATATTATATCCTACTATTTATAAGTAGTTAAACAACTCAACGTCGGGTGTTCGTAAAATAATTTCTATCGAATACTGCATACGAAGACTTCATATAAGCCATGACTTGCTTCTCATCTACTTCATAGCCTTGAGCTTCCATCGCCTCGACGATACCCTTAGCTATGTCCTTCGGAGGGTCGTAGTCATTACCCTTAGCTTTGAAAAGCTTTTTATAGCCTTTAATTCTTTCATCTCTAGAGCTAGAGAAAATTTGTTTATTACCTTTCATGGTAGTTACCCTCCACCACACTTAACATCAGATTCCGTCTCAATCCATACTCTTGCGCCGCACGACAAAGGCTTGTCTGGCGAGTATATTACTTTGCAAGGGCCTTCAATATAAACCTCATGACAATAGTCGTTTGTCTTGTAAGTCTTTACTGTTATGACAGGCTCACGGGTTCCGGTCTTCTTGTTAGATCGGATCTTGTGTTGGTTGACGTGTATTCTCTTTTTCATAATTTGTTTTCTGGTACGCCCGACAGGATTCGAACCTGTGACCCTCGGCTTAGAAGGCCGATGCTCTATCCAACTGAGCTACGGGCGCTTAGTAAGTTAGCATGTAAAAGGCGAAAATAGCACCGAAAATGAAACTTCCGATCATTATGCCCTTGAAGATTCCGTCGCCGCTATGCAGCCTTGCGAATTCGTTCATTCTCTTCCTCCATTAGTTCTCGCATCTTAAAGAGACCTAGCTCTTTGTGCTTGCATTCTAACATAACATCCAGATCCAGATTGTAAAGCTTAATCGGCTTCCAGTAGGAGTCTGAATGTGCGTTGTCTCTGATTTTTGGATCGTTGTATTCAATTGATCTAGATTGCGAATAGTGAACAACAGGCCGCACATCACCCCACGTCATACACGCTGTAAGTAGCGCCTCCTCCTCGTCCAGATCGCCAGTGCAAAACTTGTGGTGGTGATAATCAAAAACAATTGGGATACCAATGCGACTATAGATCTCATCATATAGTTCTTTTGTCGAGTACAGGCTAGCCTTGTCGTCGTTTTCGACGGTTAGCCGGGAGCGTACGGACTCAGTGAGACTTTCGAAGTTACGACAAAAATTACCGATTGCCATTGGCTTGTTGTTGTAGTGCGCGCCGACGTGAATGTTTATTTTTGCGTACGGAGAGCGTGCTAGACCCATCAGATCAAAAATCCTGCCATGGTTCTCTAGATCGATGATCGTGTTGATGACAACATGTGCCGTTGGGCTGGTTAGCTTATTAAACGGCCCTGGGTGCGTGGTAATACGTTGTCCGTAGCTGTGTGCAAGGGCGCCGGAGCGTGCTAGCGACTCAGCAATTGCAGTGAAATCTGGTAGTTGTTCTAGCTCATACTCACTATGCCACGGAATAATATCTGATGACATACGATAAAACTTAATATCGTTGTCTTCGTTCCACTGAATAATTCTTTCAAGATCTAAACAGTTTTGAAGGGCTAGTTCAGAAGCATAGGGCAAGCCTTTGCTCAGAAAAGTTCTGCGAATCATCGATCGATTTGTCGTGATTCTCCTAGACTTGGGTTGGCTGCTCAAGCCCATGTTGATACATGCGTATCCTAGATTGTACATATATACCTCGTTTGGTAGCCCCGGCGGGACTCGAACCCGCAAGCCTAACTAGGCGACAGATTTTAAGTCTGTTGTGTATGCCAATTCCACCACAGGGCCATGTTTTTGTTATGCGTATCTTGTGATAGGCGGCAGATATCTATACATTGGAAAGATAATCCACAAGTCGTCAATTCGGTTGTAAAAACAGTTCTCTTCCTGTTCCGTCGTGTCTTCGGTGTCAATTTCTTGACCTGTTTCAATATCATCACTTGTCGCCGGCGATGTGAAAGCGATCTCACACCCGCTAGCAAGCATTAGAGTTGCTGCTAGTATAATAATTCTCATTTTTTTTATCATCCTCTTTAAGAATTCTCAGTTAGATCAAGCAACTTGCCTCTTATAGAGTCAATCAATTTAATTCTAGAATCGGGTGTGCCCGATTGAAAATCAACTGATTGTCTTAAAAGGTAAAGCTCTTTCAAAACTTCGGTAATAACCTTGTCCCGCTTATCGGGAACATAAACGCGCATCGCTATGTTACTCCTGCAAATAAATACTCACGAATATTAAAGCTGTAATATTACCACATGCTCGTTTTCGCTTTCTTGCTCTTCTTCGTCGTCTCTCTCTTCCAGTTTTTCCAGCCACTCTCTTGGGGGCTCAAGCGGAACTCTCAAATATGGCTGCTCTTCGCTCATTTGCCTTGGCCTCGGCTCGGCTTTTTTCTTCTTCGCGCGGCGCTTGGCGGACTGCCTGACCGATGGTTGCCATGAAAGGTTTCTCCACCAGCTTTGGGAGTCTTCGAGAATTTTCCATTTCCCTGTCTTGTCTTCTTCTTAGTTTCAAATTTTGACATCAAAAATCTCCGGGTCTACTGCTCTGTCTGACATTACTATGCCATTCAAATGATCAATTTCATGCTGTACGCATACACACTCCAAGGGGCTCTTCTCGAAAGAAAAAACCAGATCCTTCTTGTTGTAGTCATCTGATACGATAATGTCTGTCCATCGCTCTGTTATAATGTAGTCACCTGGAAACGATAGGCAAGCTTCCTGAAAGAAACTTTTTCCAAACTTTCCTACAATCTTCGGATTGACAAGGATTATCGGCCTTGTAACGTTGATGACACACACTGCCAAATCAATACCAACTTGGTTGGCCGCTAGACCTACGCCGTCTTTATTCTCAGCAAGAATCTCTAGAAGTCGCTCGCCGGCGAAGATGCCAGCCGTTGTGTTTTTGCACGGCTTACATTCTCTTCTTAGCAGCTGTTCATCAGTGACATATTTCACTTTGCTTAGTTCCCTGATAGCAATATCCACAAACATAAGAACAAATTTACAACCAGCGCTGATAACAGAATTATCAGCCGTCGTCTCTCTTTAATTATCTCATCCCTCACCAGTAACTAGGGCGCTGGTCCGCTGTTCGACAATAAAAAGTTTAGCTGTGTAGAAACTAAGCGCGGCAGTGAACCATCCAGACAGAACATCCACAACAAAATGCTGTTTTATAACTAAAGTTGAAAGTGAAATACCTATCGCCCAGAGCATGAACACATAACTTACGGTTGGCCACTCTCTAGCCATCTTCGTCTGCCTAGCCGCGAAATACATGAGCCAAGAAAAAGCCACGTGGCCAGAAGGGAATGTATTGCTGGCTGCATCAAGCTGTTGAGTTAAGTGTAAAAGATACTCATGCGCATTGAAGACCAAAAAATCCTCTCTCGGGTAGAATACCGGAAAGCTTATGTGCAATATAGACATTGCAGCGCAAGCTATAATACACGCCCAGAAGGTCACCATGAACAAGTGACGACTTTGAATAAAGCAAACCATAACCATAAATATACTCAACGGTAGCGTATGATATAGCCAGACAAACTCGGGCATGAACGGTATGGAAGCGTCAAGAGTAGTCCAGAGCGTCAAGTCGTTTTTTTGTACGAAATATTGTATTGCTGTGTATACGGTAAGATAAACTAAAAACAACAAACTTGTGTATGTCGCTTTCTTTATTCTTGACATAGAGCAATTCCTTTCGGCTCAGAGAGTTAGACTAGCACACAAAGATCTTTGCATGCTCTAATTTAATTATTAACTTTTTTGACAAAAAGATAAAACTTTTTTACTTAATGCACACTTATGGACCGCGAAAGTGCATTTAATTCCAAATTTGCTTGATATCTGCTTATCAAAAGGTTGCTTAATGCGCCGACAACTTCTTTCAATAAAATAATATCCTGGCTGGTTCCTTCTTCTGTTTCGTGGAACACTGCATTTTGAACTTCTCTTTCTAATAATTTTTGTATGGAATAGTTTGATGCTAGTATTTCCACCACAAGAGGCAAGAGAAAATAATCATCTGCCTTATCCTGCTGCTGAAGCAAATCAACCAAAAATTCCTTGGTAGTAGATATTTGACTTTTTGTCTCATCCACCATTTCAAATACAGAGCTTATGGGGAGAGTATAGACATCAACTTTCTCCAAGTTCCAGCCACTCCATAAGATCTGTATAGCCACCAATAAATTTAATCACTTTCTCATCTTCTCTAAGAAAAATCATCGGGACGGTTGGCCAATCATAGGCAGTCTTCATCTCCTGTAGAAGGATCTCAGAATCTTCATCAAAATTAACCGAATAAAAAGGCAATTCCTTTTCTTGCAAGACTTCTAATGCCTTGACACAAAACGGACAGGTTTTCTTGCAAAACACCACATATTTCATTAATTTTTCGCTTTATTGATAGCTTCTAGCACCTGCTCGACACTCCCTACGACATTTATCAAGAGAGGCGCGGTGCCGGGAGAGGCTAAGGATAGCTGCGTAATAGCAATATCTCTACTAAGCCCTGACAGCGCTGGATCATTTAAAACCTTCTTTTTCAGCATCTTATTTTCTCTCATTAAAAAAATATATTCTTCATTTAGATATATACTTTGAAGGGAGTGGCTTGAAATCACCGTTCGCTTTTCGGAATCGTACGATCCAGCAGATTGACGCACTTCTGTTAGTTTTATCATTTAAACCTCGTAAACTTTATTTTTTTCTACTAGCCAATTTTTATTTTCATAATAAACTTGATATACTTCTTCATAGACATTGGTCACCAGAAGGCTTTTAGGCTTATCAAGCTTAACCCATCTTTCAACAACACGACTGTTATCTGCACTTGTTGCACGCAAAACAACCTCTGCTGGAATGTAGACCAAATCTCCTGAATTAATTTTCTTCATCAATGGTCTCCGGCGACAAATCAGGCGCTTCTTCTGCCTGACTATGCTCGTTCAAGGCGCTCAGGAACCCCTGGATTATATTGATACAATCAGAGGTTTGCGCCTCTACTACAGAAATATCCCTCTGAATCTCTAATAAACTTTCAATAGTCTTTTCCGGAGTGAAAACGCTAGCGCTCACATCACTGTGCTTTGTTAGCCGTGATCTAATGGAAGACAACAAGTCTTGGACCAAGCTTGAAACTTCCTCAATGTCTACCGTATAGGAAACTTTTACTCTCATTTTTCTACCTCTATTATAGCGTTGCTCGTTGTCATGAGGGTGGAAGCCACCGAAACTGCGTTTCTCACCGCCACACTAGTAACTTTTGCTGGGTCGATAATGCCCTCTTCGAACATGTTCACAACTTCTTCATTTTTAAAATCCCAGCCAAATGACTTCTCGCTAGCATCCATATTCTTTTCTAATACTTTGTTGATTATGACATCTGGGCTGGCTCCTGCATTTAGCGCCATCTGGCGCATTGGTGCCTGCAAGGATTTGCGTACTATTTCGGCGCCTAGATTCTGGTCTTCGTTGTCCGCGTCAATCTCGAAGCTGCTGCAATTTAATAGTGTTGTGCCGCCGCCTGGGACGACCCCTAGCTCCTGTGCCGACTTCACTGCCTCCAGGGCGTCTTCTATTCTGTGCTTCTTTTCTATCATCTCCACTTCAGTCGAGCCGCCAACCTTAATAATGGCTACGCCCGAGGAAAGCCTCGTTATCCTGTGCTGCAATCTTTGACACTCAGCGAGATCATCAGTCTGCTTAATCTCGCTCTTAAGAGATGCCATTCTTTCTTCGACTTTATCCCAATCTGCAGTGCCTCCCATGATGGTAGTTTGATTTTTCAATACTTCAACCTTCTTGCACAGGCCAAAATCGGCTAACTCAACATCCTGCAAGCTTCGCCCTGAAGATCTGGACAAGAACGCCGCGCCAGTTGAAAGGCAGAGATCTTTCATCGTATCCGTTCGCTCCTTGCCGTAGCCTGGTGCCTTAACGGCAGCGACTTTCATGGTGCCGCGAACTGTATTCATTATCAGCGCAGCCAACGCTTGCCCTTCGACGGATTCTGCCACAATGACCAGCGGCTTGCTCTCTCGTGCAGCCAGCTCCAGGGCTGGAAGGATTTTTTCCACGGTGTCTATTTTATGGTCCGTAACCAACAGAAAAGGATCATCATACTCTACTGCATTCTTTCTCTCATTAGTGACAAATGCCTGAGCAAAGTATCCCGAATCAAATCTAAATCCCTCGACGAGATCCAGCGAAGTTTCAAATGACTTTGCATCCTCAATAAGAATAGAGCCATCATGGCCGGCCTTGTCAACTGCCATGGCTACCAGCTTTCCTATCTTCGGATCACCGTTGGCAGAAATAGTAGCGATGTGCTCAACATCCTGCAAATCTGTGACGGGACGGGACTGAGACTCTATAGAGACAACAACCTTCTTTAAAGCCCTGTCCATACCTCTCTTTAGCTCGATCGGAGAAGAGCCGGCCATTAGATAGCGTTGGCTATTTCTCAAAATATCTCTCGCCAAAACAGTAGAGGTCGTAGTGCCGTCTCCAGCTTGAGAGTTTGTTTCCATCGCCACCTGCTTCAGTAGCTGCGCGGCAGAATTTTCCACTGCATCTTCAAGGTCAACAAACCTAGCAACAGTTACACCATCCTTCGTGATAATCGGACTTCCACTTGGCCGGGCTAAAAGAACATTTCTACCTTTTGGGCCCAGAGTCGCAGCTACGTTGTTTGCTAGCTTATTAACTCCGCTAAGTATTCTTTGTTGTAAATCTAAATCGTCAGAATAAATCTTTGACATGCACACCTCTGTGTAATATAACTATAATATCATTATAGATAAAGTAAAGCTCCCTTTTAAGGACTTTCTTCAGCTTTTTTGATATAAGTTCTTTGGCGCTTTTCAATCTGGCCGGCGGTGCGAGCAGCTTCCAGGCCTTGTTCTTTGTCGCCGCCAATAAAGTAAGCATTAATTTCATTGGATAGTTTTTCGACTCTAGAAAATAGCTCAAAGATCTGCTCATTTAAGATATCAACATACTGCTCAGCTAGGTCACGTACAGCTTGCTGGCCAATCTTAATTTGCCCTAGATAGCCAAAGCCATCTTGGTCATAGAATTTTCCTTTATAATACCGGCTACTTACAATAAATTGTGTCTCGCCGGCTGAGCCCTCATAGCCAGAAGTTCTAGCTATCAAGCTCCAAAAATCCTCTGGAGACTGAGCCAATGCTGCACGCAGCATGGCAACCGACTCTCTAAAGGTGCGATAGCCTTGGTAAGTCTTAGATCCGACAGTCTTCCAACGAGAATCTCCAGGTGGCAACTTCTCAAACGCAACTGGCTCTCCGTCTTTATAAAGTCTAAACTTCTTTCCTCTTGGGGGCTCTTCAGCATCTAACAGCTCGGCATGGGCGAGAAGATCCTTCACGTAATCAACATCATAGGAATCTAAAATTTTTAAATATTGGTTCATTCCGCCAGGACCGCCCTTGATCCAGCCTCTAGCCTCGTCCGTATCCATTGAGATTGGAGCGTAGGCCTCATCCTCGGTGGGCGCGGGCTGTGTCGAAGGATCGGAAGTTAAATCTTCTGGGAGGAGTAAGAGCTTATAGTTTTTCTTATAAGACAACAAAGACTCTAAAAATGTCTTAGGGCTGAAATCAAACTGATAGAATTTAATTGCCTGAGCGTCTGCTCCTGTCAAAGCTGCTCCGGAGCCCGCCTCTTTGAAGGTTTTCAAGCCTACGATATAAGTCATTCTGCCTTCGGCGCCGGCTTGACCAACAAACTGATTGCTTTCGGGGTCCTGCTTGAGGCCTCCGGGATCAATAAAGTGATCGACCAGGTCTCTATAGCTGCCATGTACATCGCCGGGCTTCTCCCCGAGCAACTTCAAGCTAACTGGATTTCTGTCATTGTCAACCAGATCTTGAATTCCAGCGGTACCGGCTGGCACTTGCGTTCCGCTGAGCAGCGCGGCGAGGAAGCCCTCAAAAGCAAACCCAGCCGCTGAGGCGTTGAAGTGCAATAGAATATTGGTCAGCGTGTCCAAGAGTACAATGTGAGAAAGAATCTCCGATATGTCATCCGTCACCGGAGGATTTTCGATGAATTCATTAATATATTGTATCTTTTCAGTTAAGTTGCTGCCTTTAGCGACAATTCTAGACAAGAGATTCTGAATGACCTCTCTGTCTTTTGTGCCCTCTGTGCCCCACATCTTTTCAGAGATGCGAATGATTGGCAGCTTTAAAGTGATGTCTTTCTGCTCGCGCGCTTCGCTAATTAAAGAAATCTGATCAATTATTTCAAACAGAGTTTCCAGTTTCAAAGAGTCTGGAAAATAATTCTCTTTGACATATTCTAATTCATCTTTGTTCATAGAGCACCTCTTAATAATTAGAAAATTATATCCGCAATTCCCAATTCTATCACTTTTTCTGCATCCAAATAAACATTTGTCTTTTTATCCATCATCTTTTTAATTTGTTTTTCGTCCATGTTCGTTTCTCTTGCCAAGGATTTAATATATAATTTCTGTGTCATTTTCACCTCAGTAAATTCATTTTCGATATCAGGAATCTGGCCATGCTGGCCGGCGATCAGGCCGTGAATCATCACCCTACAATTGGCGCCGATTCTTCTCTCTCCCTTGGTGCCGGCAGCGAGCAGCAAGACGCCCGCAGACATGACCTTGCCAATGCCATAAGTATGTATTGGGACTTCGCTTTGAACAAGGCGCATCAAGTCATACAAAGAGAACATCTCACTAGCCTGACCTCCGTATGTCGAAATATAAAATTCAATTGGATCGGGCTCATCGGAGCACTGCGTGAGTGTAGACTTTAAACTCAAAAGACTATAAATTGTCTCCGCGCACCTCTCCTCGGTGACGTCGCCATACAGTCCCGTGGCTCGAAAGTTATCGACTGGAAAAGCAGTATTTAGCGCTGCAACTAGTTCATCATTCTCAGGCTGATTTTCTTCTTCACTCATTGTTATGCTCCTGTGTGAATCTTTCCATGTTTTCAACAAGTTTGCTGGCGCTGCGCCAGTCTTTTACGCCAAGGGACGCCCAAATTTCAGGCGGCGTACTATTTTTCAAAGAAACTAGAGATAAGTTCTGCCAATACTCTACTGCATTTTTAATATATGGCTTCTCATTCTCATCTTCGCAAGTCATTGTCAGGAATCTCTCTGCATGGTCGCCGGCAAATTTTGTAATCCCCAGGCAACTAATCAAAGCTGTCCTATAAACTCGAACTTTGGCGTTAATTCCAAGCAGTCTAGAAAGAAAAGCGTGGCTAATCGCCCCAGACAAGAATAAAAATAAAGCATTTGTTAATTCCATTTTATCTCCAAATAAAAAAAAGCAGGAGATGAGGCTCCTGCTTTTAAAAAAATTACAGTAATTAGTATCTTTTACTTGCGCATAAGCCTGCGGGCGACGCGACGGGCAATTTCATTAACCATGTCTTCTTCCAGGCTTTCGTCCTCAAGGAAAATGTCCTCGTTGACCTCGGGCTCATCGATAGTAAATTCGCCCTCACCGCGTTGAGCCTTTTTGTATTGCTCGGTATCCATGGCCTTTTCTCTTTTTGACTTCTTTGGTTCCTTAGAACGGAGTTGCTTAACATCCTTGCCTTTGTGGGTAGCCACCTTCGGGCCCAACTCCTCTGCGAGATCTTCTAGATCCTCGTCCTCGCCGGTTCCCACATCTCCGAGGTCACCCAAGTCTTCTTCGCCACCTAGATCGCCTAGGTCACCCAAGTCTTCTTCGCCACCTAGATCGCCTAGGTCGCCCAAGTCTTCTTCGCCCTCTTCGTCAGGCTCTTCCACTGACATTTCTGGGGCGGCGTCTCCGAACAGCTCTTCAACAGAGTCCATTACAACATCAAGGATTTGTCTGACGGCAGACTCGACAGCTTCGGGATCTGCATCAACCGGATCATCATCGGCGCCAAGCTCTGCATCATCTAAATCAAGCTCTTCGCCTTCCTCGTCAGGAAGCGGGGCATCATCGGCTGGTGCGGCGTCTACGGGCGGCCCTTCGTCTCCAAGATCATCAAGATCTTCTTCACCCTCTTGCTCGTAAAGATCTTCTTCCATTTCAGCTTCTTCAAGCTGGTCGACAAAGTTCTCAGTTAAAGCTCCCAAGTTTGCAAACTTCATAAGTTTACGAATTTCTGCCTCATTTAAAAGCCGCTTTTTCATTATGTTTCTCCTTGAATGCACTTCATGGCACAAACTAAATAGATTCTTGGTCGAAGAAATGACCTATTTTTTTCATAGCCTTATCTTGTATCTGTTTGACACGTACGTAGCTGATATTTAAGCGTTCAGCGGCTTCGCGAAGAGTCATCGCGCCGTTGATATCAATTGACTCATGCACACAGTTAAATTCTTGCGGATATGATATCCAACTTCTACATTCTTCTACTGGGCACGGAACGTCGAGTTTCTTGCACGTTTGTAAACAGGAGAGATCACCTTTACTATTCATATGTCAGACTCCGACTCTATTATATCAAATATATTTTCAATCTCCCCGTCCTTTAGGGAGAATTTATTTTTATTTTCTGATGCCGTTGCGTGCGCACTTTGAATCTTTCTTCTCTTCTCTTTTCCCTGTAAAGAATGTCTTTCTTTATAGTTATCTACGTAACGCAAGATCAATTCATCGTTCTCAATATAGCCAGTCAACATCATACGAAAGAAATCAGATTGACTGAACCCATCGTACTGACATCTAATTCTGAATCTGGCCTGACGATCGGGAGAGTCATAAAACATAATCTTTTTTCTGTCTCTTGTCACTGGCTTAATCACTTGTTTCTTGACAGGATGTGGGTGGCACTTTCCCCCCGACCTGCACTGGTTTGCAAGATGAATTCTGCTTTGGAATGTAGTTGATCAATAGTATGGCACCCTGAATAAGACAGACCACTACGAATACCACCAACAACATCATCGAGGACAGCGTTGACAGAGCCCTTATAGGGTACAGTGGTCGATATACCCTCGGGCGTTGAACTCTTTCCTCTCCAAGAATTCTGCGCCGCAGCCGATGCCATGCCTCTATAAACTTTGTACTTCTTACTTTCTTTTCCAAGAAAAACCTCCCCTGGAGTTTCATCTGTTCCTGCCAGCATCGACCCGATCATGACAAAGTCTGCGCCAGCAGCGAAGGCCTTCACGATATCTCCGGTTGTCTTAATTCCTCCGTCTGCGATGATCTTAGCATCATGCTCGCTCTTGCTGCAGTCTATAATACTTTGCAAGGTTGGCACGCCATGGCCAGACACCAATCTGGTAGAGCAAATTGAGCCTCCTCCAATGCCGATCCTTACCGAATCCGCACCCCATGATGCCAGTGCGTCAAAACCCTCAAGTGTCGCGACGTTGCCAGCCATAATGTGAATAGAGTCAGAGAACTTGTCCTTTAGAGTCTTCAAGCAGCGCTCCATAACGCTGTGGTGGCCATGGGCCACGTCGACGCAAAGAACGTTTGCTCCTGCATCGACGAGCGCACAGGATCTTTCATAAAAATCTCCTGTCATTCCGACTGCTGCAGCAAAAACGCCTGGCACGTCAGGGTGTGCTTCTTCGTGTCTAGAATAAACAGAAAAAACGATTTTAGCCTGCTCTAAGATAGAATTATATCTATGTACCACGCCTAGCGCGCCTCGTGCGGAGAGAGCGCAAGCCATGTCCGTCGATGTAATAGTATCCATAGGGCTGGAAATAATAGGTATTTTTAGTGAATACTTGTTATCCAAGTCGCTACTGATGTCAACCTGCTTGCGGCTCTCCACGTTGCTAAATTTCGGCACCAGCAGCACATCATCAAATGTATGTGCAGTTCTCATATCTCTCTCCTACATGCAAATCGCCCACATGTTCACACTCTCTACAATCATCATAAAACATCCATAGCTACTCATCATTTTCTTTCTCCTTTTTAAGCATTTCAAGACGTCGTTCAAGATACCATATGGCTTTTTCAATATCTCTAATTGGCGTGCCTTTATGCATATGCCTAGAAATATATTTAATTGCATTTCCGCAATTAAAATCTAGGGCCCAGTCTTCTATAACATCGATAGTTTCATATCTTCCATGGTTATAGTGATCTGGATGATCAACCATCTCTGGAGCTTTGAAAGAGCCACAATGGTCGTCGTGGCTCCGAGGCTCACGGCCAAATCTGTCACGCATGTGCATATCGGCAGTACTGGTTTCAGAATTGCATTTCTTACATCCCTTTTTCAATTTCCTGTACTCCCCAAGGCGCCTTCGCCTCTATTAGACATAGTAATTGCTGCCCCTTCGTAGAGCAAGCCATCGGTATTCTCTTTTAATCTTATATTAACAATAGGAACCAAAACAAGCTGGGCAATCTTATCCTCGTTATTAATTGTCTGTGTTTGTGTTCCAATGTTGTGTAAGTCAATAAACACTTCACCGTCGTAGCCACTATCAATAATATGCGCGCCTACGACGAGAGATCGCTTGGCGCCCATACTTGATCGATTACACACTTGCAGCATGTAGCCGTGTGGAATTCCAAAACGAATTCCAGTTGGAATCATCTTGTTGCTGCCCGGGGCAATTTCGACTGGCTCCGGCAAATCTGCATACACGTCCAGGCCTGCGTCTGACGGATTAGACCTGCTGGGTGATTTGATTCCTTCTCGTTCTTTTGAGTATTCAATTATCATCTTGTCCCTCCTCTACTTGCTTGATTAAGTCGATTGCCTTCTCCCAACATGATGGGCAATAAAGTCTTACAATCTGCTCTTTCTCTCTAACCACGACTCTCCACTCCTGAACATGTTCCTTTAATTTCTTATCGAACGGCTTAGTACAAGCAGAACATTCGCTTTCAAGCTTATCAAACATATTAAGCTGTTTTTTCATTTGCTTTTCAGCAGAGCGCTTCTTTTTACGCGATATCTTTCTTTTTAAGCTTCCCATATTACCCCAACAATTTAAAATTCTTGCTAACGGATCTCGTACTGAATCCCCACTCTTCGCTGTAATCCAGTTTCGCGGCATAAGGCCTGTTGATATGAATCCTGTCATGCTCTTGTGGTGACCAGCACTTAATTTTTGTGGTCGTCGAAGTCTGGTCGATCACTTTAACAATCCAATATGGCTTGCCGTTCTTTGTCTTCTTGACGAGTATCTCGCGCGGAATAAACCAGGCAATTTTTAATTTATTGTCCCACTTTCCGAGAGGGGGGACGCAATATTTCTCAATCGACTCTCTCACCCGATTGGACATGACCAAATGAAAAGGAAATAAGCCAGTAAGGGTGGAAATATACTCAATATGCTCCTCGTTTGAAAACTCCCCTTCTGGATGGTAAAGGTCGATATTTTCCTTCAACTTCTTTGGGTTTTTTGGCTTATCCTGAATACAGGCCATCCAAAAATGCTTACCGCCGGAGAACCTCTCGTCAATCAAAGACCCTAGGGCGTCGGACCGGCATAGAACATCAAGAGCTTTTTTATTTAATTTCGAGTAGACAATGTCCTCATTGAAAAGAAGCTCCTCCACATTGTTAAATGGGCGATTGTTGATTATCTGTTCGATAGCTTTGTCGCCTAGACCTTTAATAGAGCTTAGCGGCTGAATAAGGGTCTTGCCATCATCTGCAATCTCCCATTGTTCGGAGGATGTGTTGATGTCTAGTGATTTAATCAAAAAGCCGGCCTTCTGCGCTAGAGAGATGGCCGCCTCTTTTCTAGATTCGGGCTCCTTGTCTAGAAAAGCAGCCATCCAGCACTCAGGATAGTAGTTCAGTAGCCATGCGCATTGAAAACTGAGTATAGAATAAGAAACAGCGTGAGACTTATTAAACCCATAGCCGCTAAAGTACTCGAATGTCTGCCAGAGGTCTCCTGCTGTTCCCTCCTTAATGCCCTTCTCTTTGCAACCCGCGACAAACTTCTCGCGGATCTTGTTCTTCTCTTGTGCACCTTTTCCTGTCCCCTTTTTCGTTAAAAGTTTTCTGAGCTTATTCCCTTCATCAAGAGAAATGCCCTTACCTAGCTTGTGTGCCAGGAGCGCGATTTGCTCCTGGAAAATAAGAAATCCTGCTGTCTCTTCTGTCACCTCTTGAATGACATCATTAAGATAGTCAATATCTTCTGCACTGCTCTTGGCTTTGACATATTGTTTGTCGACGCCGGCGCTCAGAGGGCCCGGGCGATAAATAGAAGTGATGGCAGAGATATCAATTATATTCTGTGGCTTTGCTCTCTTGCAAAATCTCTGAGCACCGATATTGGTAAACTGAAATATTCCTGCAAATTTTCCTTCATGGAAGATATTCTTATATACCTCTTGATCATCTAAGTCAATCTTATCAGGATGAAGGTTGTCGTTGTAATATTTCCTAACATCATCAAAGCTAGGATTCTCAACTCCATTATATCTTTTTAAAATATGGCCAATCGCTGACTCGATCATCTCAATAGTTGACAGGCCAAGCAAATCAAACTTAATAAACCCTAGAGGCTCCAGATGCCTAACATTCTGACCTTCGGACCAGGGTGTCTGTACAACACCGCCGGAGCAAATTAGGGGCATATGCTTGTCCAAATCTTCACCGATCACAACTCCGCCAGCATGCCGGCTAGTTGATCTGACTTGTCCAACCAGAGATTCGACATGAGTCTTGATGTGTGGATACTTCTCCAAAAAGTTGATTAACGATTCAGAATATTTCATAACCTCTTCAAACGTTGGGATATACAGCCCAGCCTTAATGCCATGATCTGACTTTGCCTTTGGCGTCGCTTCCTTGACCATGCGACCAGTCACAGTATTGACTTCTGTAAATGGCACACCATAAAATTTGCCGATGTCCTTGATCAAAGATCTCAACTGTAGAGTGTTAAAGTTTGAAATAGGAACGACAGTCGTCTCGCCCCACTCTTTGGCTAGAATTTCTTTCAAACCAAAAGCATCACTGACATCATAGTCAATATCCGGATAATCAGTGGCATCTGCACGAAGGAAACGGCTAAACAGTAGACCATGCTTAATAGGGTCGACTTGTGTAATCTTCAAAACATATGCTACAAGAGATCCTGCGGCCGAGCCTCTTCCTGGGCTAGAAAGCATATGCTGGCTAGCCATGTCGGAAATGGCCTTCATCGTAAGGAAATACTTACTAAAGCCACGGTTATTGATGACAGTAAGCTCGTGCTTAAGCCGGTCAATATATTCCTGATTTTCTGCAAGACCCAGCTTTCTCAGGCCGGCAATAGATTCCTTAACTAATGTTTGCTCTCCAGTCTCACCATCGGGAATAACAAACCCAGGAAGGCGAACTGTATCGTCCGGCAAAAAGTCTTCGATGCGCTCGTGCGCAATCCAGTGGGTCTTTACCAGTGAGTCGTATATCAACTCATCGTCATAAGATACGCCGCACTCTTCGGAATATTTCTTATAAGATGCCCACATTTGGTCGCCATTCTTTGGGTAGAGTTCCATGCCCATCTCATCGATGTCGACAGGAAGCTCAGACTTCATGTACTCTGGTACTTTTGATTTGCCAAGCCACCCTAGACGCTTATAAAGTTCTCGATCCTTCCAGGCAGAGGCACTAGGATAATGAGAGTCAGCAGTAGAAATGAGTTCAATTCCGAACTCTTCGTGCATTTGAATTACATATTTATTTAGTTCATGCTGCTCGGGAACATTGTTCCATTGCAACTCGCCGTACCAACGGTCTCCCAGGCAATCAACCATACGCTGGGTAGTTGTGCGCATAGCCTGCAAGATGGCCTCTGGGCCGTCTTCTCGGTTGTTCCAGTAGTCCTTGGCGTATACTCCTCCCAGACACGCGGAGGAGGCGATTATGCCTTCTCCGTATTGCTTTAACAGTTTGTAATCCAATCGTGGCTTGCGGTAAAAATTATCACCTTGATGCGAATCGGATACAATTTTAAAAATATTGTTAAGCCCGATTTGGTTCATGGCTACCAGCACCAAATGGCCGCTGGAATTGATCATGCTCTTAGACTTACCTTTCGACGCACTTTCATCTTCAGCTTCGACTTTGTCTGTGTCGTTAATAACTTTTCTAGCCTGCT